GGCGCCCCTGCTAAGGGCGTAGGGTGGGAAACCGCCGCGAGAGTTCAAATCTCTCTTACTCCGCCAATGTAAAAACCGCGATACAACCTGCAAAGGTTGCTGTATCGCGGTTTTTCATTTGTCTGATAGTGTTATATACTGTCAAATACTGTAAGATAATGCTTCGTAAATGGTTCGTAATCGGCCAAAAGTTCGTAAAAAGTTCGTAGTAATTTGCCCCAAAAATCACCGTAAAAAAGCGGCAGGCCACCCACATCGGGCAGCCTGCCGCTTGTTTTACTTCCTGACGTTCGGTACCTTCACCGGCTCTGCACTGATCTGCGCAATTAAATCCGCACGCTTCGCGCCGTCCTGCACAGTCAGCCCCATGTCGATTGCCAGCTGCTCCAAATCTTCCATTTTCAACTCATCCAGTTGTGTTGCAACCAGATGCCCAATAGGGGAGCCGTCCGCATTTTTCCCGGTTTCCACGGTAATACCGCCCGCGCTCTTGTCCGCTGCGCTTTTCCCAGCGGCAAGCAGCTTCAGCAGCCACTCCGGCACATTCGCGCCCATTTCGGCGGCGTTTTCGGCAATGCTGCCTAACTCGGTAAAAATGTACCACACCAGTACCACCGGCAGAATCAGGCTCGAGTACGTCAGCCCCAGCCCCGGCAGGTTTGCCACGGCAATGCTCAATACTGCGTCCGTCAGCGCGGCCACTACGACCACCACCAGCATCCCCGCTTTGTGCCAAATTCCCGCGCGGGCTACGGCACTCGACCACTCGCCGCGGCTTGCTGCCGCTGCACTGCCGCTAAGCCAATCCAGCACCATGCAGACGGCCCAGGCCACCACCAGCCACCCCAGCCAGCCAAACGCCGCCGTGAACGCCCCACAGACCGCCGCAATGGCCGCTTTCGCCGCCAAAAAGGTATTGTTGCTGTTTTCCATATCTTTGCCCTCCATCAGCCCACATACCGGGCCAAATATTTGTTGTCTTTCGTCCAGCCCTCGGCCTCGGCCAACTGGTAGAAGCTCACCGCGTCACCGTTGCTTACTGCACCAACGCAGACGCAGTACGTCTCCGTGCCGACCGGCAGCACATAGTAGCGGCTTGCGCTGATAAGCCGCAGCTTAACGGCCAGCGCGTCGCATTTGTTCATGCCCCGCGTGTCCAGCGGCCCAATCATCAAGCACTGCATCGTCTTGCCGGTGGGCTTGTCGCTGATCTGCTCGGTGCTGCCGTTGTCAGCCGCACCGTAAACGCCCACAGCGTTGCGTGTGCCGCTGTACCGTGTGGGGTCAACACCGCGCCCGGTGACGGTGTTTCTGGCCTCCAGGTGGACGTGCTTATAGCCGCCCGCCGCGTTGCCGGTGTTGCCCATCACGGCCAGGATGTCGCCGCTCTTGACGTGCTGGCCCTCTTCCACGATCAACTTGGCGTTGTGCGCCATGACCAAATAATTGATGTCGTCCGGCGTCTGGTTGGCATCGAACAGCGCGCCGACGTAGTTGCCCCACTCCCACGTTTTATCATTGTGATCGGTGATGCACCGTGCGCGCCGGATCGTGGCGGAGATGCTGCGCAGCGTGCCGTCATCGTTCTGGTAGTAGGGCATCCGCACATAGGCGTCATCCAAGCCGACAACGTCAACGCCGCCGTGCCACGTCTTTCCGTTGCCGCGCGTATAGCCATAGCGGCCATAGTTGTACAGGATTTCCGTGCGGCCTAAAAAAATACCGTTCTGTTTCATTTTCTATCCCTCATCCGTATCCATCACCAGCGCTTCATACTCATCCAGCAGATCCCGCGCGGCCGGTATGGCCTCGCGGTAGTCCCACAGCACAAGCATCACCCGCGCCAGCAGATCTGCTTCCTCGCTCATTCTTCCACCGGCGGCGTGGGCCATTCCACCGCGTAGGGGAAGCTGGCCTGCTCGGGCACATCCCGCAGGGCCTGCCGGTAGGCCTTCCAGTCGGCCTTCACCGTCTTGGCATCGCCCAGCACTGTCCAGTCGGTCGCGGCAATCAGCTTGTCCCGCTCAGCGCGCACGGCAGCGGCAGCAGCGTCATGGTCGGCCTGCTTGACCAGCGCGGCCCAGGCGTCAACGTCAACCCGCCCATCGGGCACCTGCGTGACCGTCTCGTATGTCGTGTAGCTGTACCCGTGCCAGGGCGTGTCCATGTTGGACACAGCCTCGCGGGTGACCTCCTGCTCATCCTCGTAGACGCGCACCAACGTCAGACCGTTGGGCAGCGGCTCGCACTCAAGGCGGGCGTGTTTTTCGTTGCACTCACATTTAAGCATTTTGTACCACCTTTCTAATTTTGCGATAACTCACAACACCGTCAACGTATTTCACGCGGAATCGGTGCATATTAGCGTGTTTCAGCTGGCCGATGCGACACGCGGCCTGCCTGGCTTGATGCGGCGTCGGCACACCATGCGGGCGGGCCTTGATGTTGAGACACAGCCGGATCAGCCGCCGCGTGGTGCGCTTGCGGTAGATCGTGTGGTCGCAGTAAATCACAAAACCCAGCCCATCTAGGGCGCGGCCTCGGTGCTTGCCGTCGGCGTCTATGTAGTCGGTGCGGTAGACCTGCCAGCAGGTATTGCAAGCGTAGTCAGCCGCCGCCAACCACTCCATTGCAGCCTCCAGGGCGCGGTGCAGCTTTCGCTTGTTTGGGCCGTACAGATGAACGTTGTCAACATAGCGATAATAATGCTCCACGCCGTCCAGACCCCGCACATAGCGGTCAAACGCCGTCATGGCAAGATTTTGGAACCAGTGCGACGTCACATATCCAATCGGCAAGCCGTTGGGAAAACTGTCCACGACGGCGTCAGCCATACGCAGCCAGTATTTATCTTTTATCAGCTGCCTATAGCCGTACTCTATAAAATCGTGGTCGCTTTCGGGGAAGCAATGGTGTATGTCCAACTCTGCGCCGTACTTCATCCCAGCGCGGTCCGTTTTCATCCACCGCGCCACTTGTTTGGCGGCGCTGTGCGGCCCTCGGCCCTTGATGCCCGCTATGCAGTAGGGGTCCATCTTAGGCACGACCACGTCATGCAGAGCCCATCAGCAGTTACATCTCGCAGCATAGTGCAGAAGAAGGTACTGACTATGTACAGGCTGCCCAGGATGAGGCATTGAGTGCTGCGCTGTCGGATGCCGGTTTCGGTCTGCAGTTTGCCGATGTTGCTGTTGACAGTACGGGCAAGGTGTTTGGAAGCAGTATTCCGCTTTCCGGGACGGCTCCTATCCGGCAACCGATGCCAAATGCGGCGCAGAGGCCCGTAGAAGCCCCTGGAGCGGCGCTGCGGCAATCTGGTGGGGAAGTTCATGCCCGGCCGGAAAGAGCGCCTCAGAACGCCGTAGAGGGCCGTAATACGCCTGCTCGTCCGGCGCCTATTCAGAAACCTGCGGCAAAGCCGGTTCAGAATGAACAGTCCCCGGTTTCTCCGGTACAGCCAGTTGTCCAACAGATGGTTGCAGAAGAGAAGGAGAATATGGATACACTGCCTGCCGGCAAGGTAGAGGAGAATGCTTCCAATATGGAGCTGCCGGTACCGAGCCGCGAGGTTACATTGGATAGCAGTCCAAAACAGGATGATGTGTCTGAGCAGCCGACCGCCTCCGTATTCCAATCGGATGAACCGGAAGAACTGCCTGTGGCGCCTGTTGTCCAACAGGAAGCACCCGATCAGCCTATGGCGCCTTCTTATACGGAGAGCACTCCGGTAGAAGACATCTTGAAGGTAATGACCTTTGAAGAAGCGCAGAATGTGGTGGTGGATAGCGGTCTGAGCAAAGGAAAGACCATGGCAACAGTTGCCAAGGAGCGTCCGGTGAGTCTGAAATTCTACCTCACCCCCGGCAACAAGAGCACCAACAATATCGTTCGTGCTGCGGCGCAGATCATGCTCGATGGTATGGCCGCACAGAAAGCCGGATGATAAGCAGCCCCATCTATGGGGCCAAGAAGGGAGGGAGAACAGATGGACTCATATCCAGGAGATTTTCCGTTCGGTATTATGGATGTAGTGGAACTTCTACATCTACGAATCAGACGCCGACAGGCAAACAGTGTATATGTGGATTGCCCGTTTTGTGGTGACCGCCGCGGTAAGATGAATGTGAATTTCGTCAAAAATGTCTGGCGGTGCAATTATTGTGATGAGCATGGCGGTATGCTTGCGCTTTATGCGCGGCTAAACAATACGACTACATCCGATGCGTATTGGGAAATAGGAGAAGCCCTGTGCAACGATTTTCACAGGGAACGGCCGAACTCTGGATATGAGATGGCAGGAAACCAGCAGGCTGGCACTGGGTCCCCGGTTTCGGGGACTCAGACCGACCTTGCGGGATATGAGAGGAGGGGCGAACTAAAAACAGTGCAGCAAGCAGAACGGGCCAGCGGACAGGAAATTCATCAAACGCTTTCGCTGCTGCTCGCTATGCTGCCTCTTCAGCCTGCCCACCGCAACCATCTGCACTCCCCAAAACGGGGACTGTCGGATGAACAGATCGACCGGATTGGGTTCAAGAGTACTCCACCCCCATTCCTTTGCCGCTCCATTACCGAGCGGCTGATGAAACAGGGATGCAAGGTGGAGGGGGTGCCCGGCTTTTATCTGGATGACAGCGGGCGCTGGACCATGAACTTCTACCGAAAAAACGCAGGGATTTTGATTCCGGCTGTGGGATACGACGGTATGATACATGGCCTGCAGATACTTTTGGATAGTCCGCTCAAGCAAAAAGATGATCCACCGGATAAGTCAGGAGCCAAATACATCTGGTTTTCGTCCTCGTCCAAAAATATGGGTGTCACATCCGGGAGCCCGGTACATTTTATCGGCAATCCATCTGCTCGGGTGGTCTATGTCATTGAGGGACTGCTGAAAGCAGACATCTCGCACTGCCTGACAAACCGGACTTTTGCGGCGATTGCCGGCGCAAACAACACAAGCCAGTTGGATACGCTGTTTGCACTGCTGGCACAGAATGGCACTGAGGAGATCATTGAGGCTCATGATATGGATAAGTACAGTAACCAAATGACCTCCAACGGGGCATCTAAGATCTATCTGATGGCCCGGAAAAATGGAATGGCATGTCGTCAGCTGACCTGGAATCCGAATTATAAAGGGTTTGATGATTGGCAGCTTGCCCTTCGGGAGAAAGAACAGAAGGAAAAGGAGGTGCAGAGAATGAATTTTAAGCAGCAATATCTGTGCGGTAAGTGTGACTTTACCTATATAGATGGCTGCGTCGAGCTTTGGCACACCAGAGCGGAGAAAGATTTGGACCTGACAGAGTATCTGGGGCTTACAAAGGAAGAGTATCAGATATTTCTTGCTCAGGGCAATCGGGCGCTGAAGGATATTCTGGACAGCCAGAGAGTTTTCCGGAGGTTTTGCATTTACCAGCTTTGCCTAAGTGAGACACAGACAGTACCATTCGCATTCAAGCGACTGGATGCGCTACATAAGGCTGGATATGAACAGCCGCCTGCCGCCGCCTATCAGACGGTATGGAGCGCAGAGGTCTGTTGCCCAAAGGGGCAGAATGACATGGAAGTGCTGGGGCGCCTGTTCCTGGACTTTAATGAGCATTTGCCGGAAGATTACAGAGGTCGTCCGTTGGCTCCATCTGATGTGGTGGAACTGGACTGCCAAGGCAAACGCACATACTTCTATGTGAATGACTGCCGGGATTTTGCGCCGGTACGCTTCTCCCCATTCTTGTGTAAAAGACTTCCGGAGCCTGCTCAAAAACAGGAATGAAGGGATAGGGGTCAGATGCGTATTGCAGAAAAGAAGAAAAGCCAGATTACAGCACTGTATGAGCAGTGTTCCAATCTTCCGGTAGATGTCAGAAGTTGTCTGGAGAATGGCTACTTTACCGTAACGGTACCTCCACCCTGGAATATGAGCAATCAAAAGACTGCGCAGGAGGTGCAGGACAAAATCAAGGAATGGTCAAGGCAGTATACTGGCGTGGTCTGCTACTGTTTTGACAGCTTCAGCACACTTTTATATGTGCTGTGAGCAACACACAATGGCATGGAAAGGGTCATAACGGCCTGCTCCATGCCATTTTTTGCGAAAGGAGATTTTACAATGGGTGTTTTTTCAGAAATAGTAATGGAGCAGCAAAACAGTATGTTCGATTCGTCTGCAGCCTTTGAGGATGATGAAGCCTTTGAGCTGGAGGAGATGGAATCTTTGCCTGTGCCGCCTGTAGGTACAGACACTGTCCCAGTATCGGCGGCTTCGGTTTCTGCCGGTGAGACTGCTTCGGCTGATGCAGAGGAAGAACCTGTGGATGAAGTAGCGTCTGATGGGGAAGAGAAGTCTGCTGAGGAGGGGAATTCGGCACAACCGCCCGCCGCAGAAGATGAAGAAAAAAAGCGTGCGGAGCATGAGGCGGCTGAAGCCCAGCGCAAAGCGGAATTTGACGCCAAACAGCAGGCGAAGAAAGCCGCGGAGCAGGAGCAGATCGCCCGTCTGGAAGCGATGAGTGATGAAGAAGTAATCGCGGCCTCTACCCAGAGGGTGAGTACCGATGTGGAAAAACTGACACGGCGAAATATGAAGGAATGTGTGTCCGAGCATATCCAGATGCTCTGTATGGAAGATACGGCGTTTGCCCGTCTGACGATGCATCCGAAAAAGAACATGATCCGCTGTTTCCAGTACATCAACCGAAAGGCATGGGATTATGTGCAGGATGAACTAAAAGCAAGCGGAACCCACCCTGGTCCCGGACAGCAGACATATGGCTGCGATGTGCCGGATGATATGTGCTATCAGTGGGCAGAAGATTATTTCCGTGACCCTGATGCCAAGGAAGACCATGAGGATGAGGAGAAGTTTGTTCCCAAGCCGTATGCTGGGAAGTCCTCTGCAAAGAGCAAACCCAAGAAGGCGGCAGAGAAGAAAAAGACGGAACCCAAGGCGGCACCCAAGCAGGAGGAAAAAAAGCCTTCTCAGGATGGGCAGATGTCGCTGCTGGATTTTGGGATGGCAAAGGCAGGCTGAGCCGGCAAAGGAGGAAAAATGAAGAATGATTGCTTATAAGGGTTTTCGCCCCGGGCTGATATGCCGTGGCTATCAGTTTGTGATGGGGCTCAATACGACTGAAAAAGCAAATTGCAGGGAAAATGGATTTCACTGCGCGGAGGACCCGCTTGACTGCCTTAGTTATTATTCCAGCCTGGAGCATTCGGAATATTATATTGTCAACGCCGGCGGCGACATCGATGAAGATGAGCATGACTCCAAAATCGCCTGTACGGAGCTGACTGTGATTAAGCGGCTCACCAAAGAGGAGCTGTTTTTACATGGTTTGGCCTACATGGCAGATCATCCGCGCAGGGTGTGGAGCTCCCATGTGGCAGCCAACCGGGCAATGGCGAACTGCGGCTATGCGGTGGTACGGGGTAAAGACCCCGTTGCCACCGGCAGACTGGGAGACATCCTTGCTTTTGCGAAGGAAGCACCGGATTCGGAAAGTATCGTACAGGTTGCAGTGGGCCGGATTGACGGCGTTACATTACTGCCTGATGTGTGGTATAGCGTAGATTTGACAAAGAGGATGGTGAATTGAGATGAAAAAAAGAGCCCTGATGGCACTTCCCAAGCTGACAGCGACGGATGAAATGAAGCAAATCGCGACTTCAGACCTGCCAAGAAAGGAAAAAACTGACTACGGATATGTTCGGGAAGTCTGTGAGTATTATACCTATCTAAGATGTATCAAACAGGATGGGATATTGAAGGTGGCTTTCTTTTTCCCGGAGCATCTTCGCCTGGATGGGAGTAATCCGGCCTATGAAGTGTATCTGGATAAAGAAAAGCGGCAGTTTATTACCTATAACAGCCTGATACAGAAATGGAGCGAATCCAAGCTGGACAGACTGGACTGGAAGCGGCAATACTGGTATACCAAAGCCTACTGGATCAGCGATGAAGATGAGACATCTATACAGGCATATCTGAACATCAATAAAAAAGCGGTAGAGGCAATCCGGCAGTTTCAGCGGGATGTGCGTGATGAACAGCTCGAACAGCGGCACCGGCGGGAAACTGACCCATGGGATAAGGATATGGAACAGGTGCCGGAGCTTCCAAAGGACTGGAGCCGCTGGGTGGATAAGGTTGCCATTCGGCAAAATTACATTTACTACCACTATAAAAAGGGCGGCGCCAAAACAGGTTACTGTACCTACTGCGAAAAGGAAGTGCCGATCAAAGTACATCCACATCACAATCAACAGGGCCGCTGTATTTGCTGCCGGCATCCGGTAGTATTCAAAGCCTATGGACGAGCGGGGTATATGCAGACAGAAAAACATTTTGCCTACCTGATCCAGCGATGCAAAGACGGCTTTGTAGTTCGTGAATTTCAGGCTGACCGGACATATGGGAAAGAAAGCCTTCCAAACTCCAAGCTTTATTGTCAGGAAATCCGGCGCACGATTTATGACCGGGAAAGAAAACCAAGAACCTACTATTGGGGTCTGTATAAACAGCGAAATATGCGCTGGATTTCCGGAAGCCCCTGTTCTTATAGTTGGTCTGGTTCGCATGATGGACGGGTTTATGGCAAAACACTGCCAACTTTGGAACAGCAGGAACTTCGATGCACAGGGCTCGTCAACTGGATTCGGAAGCAGAAAAGCGTTGATCCGGAAAAATATCTGGCTGTGCTCGAACGGATACCTCAAATGGAACAGATCAGCAAGGTGAACCTGCCGAAGCTTACCAAGGAATGTTTCAGTTCCTGCGGAACAGTCAGCGAACTAATCAAAAACCATAGTGCCGGGAGTCTGATTAAAGCTCTGGGCCTTGACAGCAGGAGGTTTCAGCGACTTCGACTCCATAATGGAGGCTGTGATCTGCTGCGGTGGCTGCAATATGAAAAGGGCATCGGCAGGGAAATCCCGGATAATGTCCTTTTGTGGATGTGTCAGCAGGATATTGAGCCTGGGGATGTCCAGTTCATTGCTGACCGCATGAGCATGGTGCAGGTCTATAACTATGTACGGCGTCAGATGCCATCCTTCCGGCGAAACAGCCATGAGGTACTGCGTACCTGGGAGGATTATCTTTCCATGGCAAAGAAATTGCACATGAATGTATATGATGAGATCGTATATCGCACCAGAAAACTGCGGCGGCGTCACGATGATCTGGTGCTCAAATGTCAGGAGAAGGATATTGAACTGCAGGCCGAGGAGATGGAGGAGAAATTCCCCCATGTTAATGCCATCTGTCAGGAAATCAAAGCGAAATATGAGTACGCCGATGCGGATTACATGGTAGTGGTGCCAGACGGTATTCTGGACATTATTACCGAGGGGCGTGCGCTCCATCACTGTGCAGGCAGCAGTGACCGCTACTGGGACCGGATTGAGCGGCGAGAAAGCTTTGTGGTGTTTCTGCGTAAAACGGCTGATCCTTTCCATGCCTATTACACGCTGGAAGTGGAGCCGGATGGAACAGTGAGGCAGAAACGGACGGAATATGATCGGCAGAAGAAGGACATTGAGCAGGCGACCGAGTTTCTGCAGAAGTGGCAGCGGGTGATTACTGCCAGGCTGACAGAAAGCGACAAGGCGCTGGCTGCGGAAAGCCGGATTCTTCGTGAGAAGGAATTTATCCAGTTGAAGAAGGATCGTGTCATCATCCATACCGGTCATTTGGCAGGAAGGCTTTTGGCGGATGTGCTGATGGCAGACCTGATGGAAAACACGGATAGCATCCAGTCTCCGGTATTGGCTGCTGCAGCGTGACAAAATGAGAATGGCCGGGCGTCCTTGAGGGCGTCCGGTCATTGATGAAGAAGGAAGGAGCAGAGCATGAAACAAATTGGAAATCTGGCAGTGGTTTGCGCCAGGCGACAGGATGTGCTGCTGCAGGTTGGCAGTGAAAAGGTATGTGTCCATGTGGGAGCCGGGCCAGAGCGGAATACGCTTCACGCAGCGTGGAATGATGATGACACCATTCAGCGTATTGTCCATGAATTGAATTTTGGCAGGTATGCAGCCGGCAGAAATGGGCTTCATACCGCACAGCAGGATTGCCCTGTGGGGCGGGGAAAGGAGAAAATCGCATGATCAAAAATCTGAATCAGCTGCGCAGGACACTTCGGGAAGGGACACAGTTGGAGATATTGGATCACTGTCGGCCGGAGTGTATTGGGCAGATACGGAACATTACGCTGGTAAACACGCAGGGCTTTTATAGTACCGTAGCGAATCAGCCGGATGCGTCTGCCAACAGAGGCAACGGCGGCCGCGGCCCGATCCTTTGGTGGGGCAGAGCCGCCCACTGGCAGTTTGCAGACGGTGTTTGCAGTGTTTTCGACAGTGAACAGAAGCATACGGAAGAAGAACTGGTTATGTCCTTCCGGGTACTTGAAAAGGAGGCAGCATAATGGAACGGAATATTTTTGAAAAGCAGAGGGAATTGAATGACCGGCTCAACCGCTATCGGGATGAGTATTATAACCGCAACGCTCCCAGCGTGTCAGATGAGGTCTATGACAGACTCTTTGACGAGTTGAAAGAGCTGGAACAGGAAACGGGAATCCAAATGGCAAATTCGCCAACCCAGACAGTAGGCTATCCTGCGGTGAGCAGGCTGGAGAAAACCAGACATGAGATCCCGCTGCTGTCTTTGGATAAGACTAAGAGCAGTATGGATCTTCTGAATTTCATGGGTGAGCAGCAGGTGATGCTGATGCTCAAACTGGATGGCTTGACTGTAAAGTTGACCTATGAGAATGGAGAACTTCTGGAGGCGGCTACCCGTGGCGATGGTGACGAAGGGGAGATCATTACCCATAACACCCGAGTCATCAGCGGTATCCCTTCCCACATCACCTACAAAGAGAGACTGGTTGTGACGGGTGAGGGCTTTATCAGACCCAGTGATTTTGAGGAACTGAAGACCAGCCTGCAGGACAGCAGCGGTAAGCCCTATAAAAACGGCCGCAATCTGGCTGCTGGTTCCATCCGTCTGATGGATGCCAAGACATGCCGGGAGCGTCGGCTGGTTTTCATGCCGTTTGGTGTGCTGGAGGGCTTTCCGCACCTGACCCGGAAATCAGATAAGCTACGGGAATTGCGTGCGTTGGGGTTCCAGCCCTGTAAGTATCTGGTCACAAAGCAGAAACTGACGCTGGAAAATGTGGAAGCCGGTATCTATCAGCTGCGGCAATATGCCACTGACAAAGATATCCCCATTGACGGTATCGTGGTTTCGTTTAACGACATTGCCTATGCCCAGAGCTGCGGCCGCACCGGACATCACTATAAGGACGGTCTGGCCTATAAGTTTGAAGATGACCTGCATGAGAGCCTGCTGCAGTACATCGAATGGACACCGGGCAGAACCGGAGAGATTGCTCCGGTAGCAGTGTTTACGCCGGTGGAAATCGATGGCTGTGAGGTCAGCAGGGCCAGTCTGCACAACCTGTCCTTTATTGAGGATCTGGAACTGATGGCTGGAAACCGGATTCTGGTAAGCAAACGAAACATGATTATCCCCCACGTGGAGGAAAATCTGGACAGAGGCGGCTTCTCTATGGTGGATACGATTCCCCATGTTTGTCCCTGCTGTGGACAGCCTACCCGCATCCATGAATCAAGTGGAAAGGGCGAAAATGGCGAGA